ATTCCAGGCGAAATGCGATGAAGCGATTGAAGCCGCGGCGGACCTGCTGGAGGCCGAGGCGCGGCGGCGCGCGGTTGAAGGTCACGAAGAGCCGGTCTGGTATCAGGGCGAGATTAAAGGAGCGAGCCGGAAGTATTCCGACGCACTCCTGATGTTTTTACTGCGAGGAGCCAAGCCGGCGAAGTATTCGCAGCGCGCGGACGTTACCAGCAATGGCCAGACAATCGGCAAAATCCTCGTTCTCCCAGAGGATCCAGACGAATCCCGACCGCCGGATACCCTCCAATGAGAATTGCGACACATACCAGCCGCACGGCGCCATCCGCTCGCTCTGGTGGCGCCGGGAGCGGGAGATTCTCATCAGCGGACCTGCGGGGACGGGAAAAACACGCGGAATCCTCGAACGGCTCTACTTTTTCACCCAAAAATATCCAGGCATGCGCGCGCTCCTGGCGCGTAAAACCAGAGCATCGATGACCCAGTCCGTCATGGTGACGCTGGAAAACAGGGTCATACCACCGGGTCATCCGTCGAAATTCGGGGCGCAGCGCGAAAACAGATCCTCATATCATCTGCCGAATGGTTCCGAAATAGCACTGGGCGGACTGGATCATCCGGATCGATTCATGTCGAGCGAATATGACATGATCGTGGTCGGCGAGGCGACTGAACTCACACTCGAAGACTGGGAGAAGTTGATTTCCCGGCTGCGGCACGGAGTGATGCCCTGGCAACAGATCATTGGCGACTGTAACCCGTCCTATCCATCTCACTGGCTGTATGCCCGCACCGTGGCGGGGAAATGCCTTCTCTTCGTGTCCAGGCACGAAGACAACCCCATGCTGTGGCAGGCCGGTAAATGGACGGCTGCCGGCGAGCAGTATCGAAGCACTCTGTCGGCACTGTCGGGCGTCCGGCGCAAAAGGCTGCTCGAAGGCTTATGGGCGGCGGCGGATGGCCTGGTCTATCCTGAATTTGCCGGGATAGTTCGCGCGGCATCTGGGTCATTGTCGTCGCCGGCGGTGCGTGTGGCCGGTGCAATTGACTGGGGATGGACAGATCCGACAGCTGTATTGGTTGGGGCCGAAAGCCAGGACGGCATACTACGGATAGTGGAGGAGATTTACGAGCCGCATCTGCCGTTCGACGAGCTGGCGCGGAGAATGTCCGAAATGGCGGCCAGATGGCGAGTGGAGACCTGGTACGCCGATCCATCCCGGGCCGATCTGATCGATCAGCTGCGGCGCCTCGGCTTGCCGGTCTATCCCAACCATGTGCGTCAAATCGAAACTGGCATCGCCATGGTGGGCCAGAGGATTCGCCGGCAAAGACTGCTGGTCTGGGACTGCTGTGCCTCGCTCGTTCGGGAAAGCACCGAATATGAGTATGGGAAAGACAGGGCCGGAAACACGAAAACGACGCCATTGGACCAGCACAATCATGCGATGGATGCGTTGCGCTACTTAGTCTGCGGGCTGGATTATGGACTGGATATGAATGTTTCGCCCGATCCCGTTGCGGCGCAGCGGACTGCCCAGGCAAAAAGCGACGAGATCGAAGCTCGGAAGAAAGAGGAAAAAGAGGCTGCCGAGCGACTGGCTCTGGCTGATCCGGAGTCGCAGAAAGCGGAGATAGCGGATGAGGAGAGGCGTAAGGCGGATTTCGCGCGGGCTTGGGGTGATGAGGGGTGGGAATGAGGGGCATATATGCCGCGCCAGCGACGAAATGGCTGAGAGTGCCAGGCCCACGGAGAACTCGCCAGGACGAGACTATCGAGTCCGCGCCACATTCCATCCCAGCGGAGTCCTCCATTTCAGCTTCGCCTTCTGCACCGGGGACACTCGTTGACCGACTTGAGTAGGAATTTCGGTTGCGGCCATAGGCGGTCTTTAAGGGCATGCCAGACGATTATTCCGACGATTTTGGTTTGCCCATGATTACCAAAAGCATGGCGCAGGCCGGCTGGATCATGCTCGGCGAGAACGGGGCATATTACACCGGTGGTCGACATGTCGCATCCGACGGGGAATTGCTCGCCGAATATCTCACGAATGACGTATTTTATGCGGTCGTAGACGTGACAGCGATGGCCGTCAGCCAGGTCAAATGGAAACTCTTTACCCGCGCCGGCAGCGAGACGGCAAAAAGATATCATACCGTCCCGCTGGAGATTGAGGCGGCGCGCCACGTCGAAAAGTCGCTGCGGTACCAGAGCCGAGTGGCGCGCAAAGCACTGCAAGTTTCCGGAGGCAACGAAAACGCGGAAAAACTGGCGCTCTCGCAACGGATCGAGGAGATCACGGATCACCCCCTTCTGGACCTGATGTATGCGGACAATGACGGGCTTTCGGCGACCGCGCTCCGCTACGCGTGCGCCCTCTACTTCGAAGTCTTCGGCGGCACATATCTGCATCTCGAAACCGGTAAACTCGGCATTCCGCGTGCCCTGAAAGTTCTGCCCACTTATCGCATCAGAGCCTATCGGAAAAACGAAAGCGATGTGGTGGCATACCTCTACTATCCGCTGGTGGCCCAGCCGAGCCTCCAGACGATCATCCCTTCGGATGAGGTGCTCTCATATCGTCTGGCGGCGCCGCATGATCCTTATGCCGGTCGGAATGCGCCGGGACGCAGCGCCTTTGATGCCCTGGAACTATGCGGGAAATATCTGCGATACCAGAACACCCTCTTGGACAACCGCGCCCGACCCGATGGGGTATTCATTCCCGACGACAAGCTGCCGATGAATAAGGATAAAGCACGGCGGGCGGAAGAGACATTCAACTCGAAGTTCGGAGGGAAGGGTTCTGGCCGGACGCTGATAGCCGAACAGGCTGGGACGTATGTGCCGCTATCGTTTTCGCCGCAGGACATCGGCGAGCTGAAAATCAACCAGGAGGGGCTGCGGCGAGTATGCAACGCATTCGGTGTTCCGGAGGCGCTGCTGGCGAAGGACTCCACCTACTCGAACCAGACCGCCGCGCAACACTGGCACGCGCAGAATACAGTGTTGCCGCGCGTAATGATGATCGAGGAGGCGTGGAACCGCGACCTGGTGCGCAGATTCGGCGAGAACCTTTTCCTGGCAGCGGAGAATCCCGTGCCGCGCGACGAAGCTCTGGCGCTCCAGCGGGCGAGCGCGGCAATTGCCGCCGGCGTCTTGACGAGAAACGAGACGCGCGTCGCTCTGGGTTTTGACAAGGTCGAAACGCTCGCCGCGGACGAGATGCCGTGGAATGTGCGGGAAGCGGCGGATGCGATCACGCAAACCGGCTTATCGGATGAGGGAGAGCCACCGCTTGCGCCGAGTCATGGCGCGGCCCCGGAAACAATGCAGGATATAACTCCGGAGACGAAAGGACTTGCCGACTGGAACGATCCTTCGCCATCTCTGCCGCACGCCGGGCGATGGATATTGCGCGTGAACCGGCAAGTGGCGCGGGGAGAACTGGAACGATCCGTCGCCATAGCTCTAGTCGGAAAGTGCCTGGGGATCGATGATATTACCGCCAAAAATTACGTCGGACATGCCGCCGATCCGGTTCGGAAAAAGGCCGAAGCGCAACTTTTGCCAGGGGTGGCGCAGAAGCCGGCTTCGCTGCCGGAGGCGGGGATACTACCTGCAGCAGGAAAAATTCCTGCGGCGGCCGAGATATTGCAGCCCCGCATACGCGCCTACTTTGCCGAGCAGCATAACGCCTGGGGCGCTCTCGGCGACTGGCTGCCGAAAAGCGATGGTCTAACACATGATGACGAGGCTTTGGCGGCCCTACTACTGCTCCTCTGGGAGCAGACGATGAGTGAAGAGCTTGGCGGGGTGGCTCAGCGGCTGGCATTGACGGCGGCGCAAGAGTCGCAAGTGCAGCAACGCGCGCATGACCAGGCGAAAAGAGAAGCTGCGGCTTATGCCGCGCTGATAAATCAGACCACATTCTCCCGGATGCGCAGCGCCCTGGAAGCGGCGAAGCAAACCGCTCCGCCGGCGACGGGAACCACCGGAGAGCCCGGGACAACGGAGGAATCATCAGCCGTGGAGGCGGCGACGGCAAAAGCCGCGGAAGAGGCCGCGAATGCTATTTTTGCCGAGGCGGAAAACGAGCGGTCGATCACGATAGCGCTGGATCAGGCCTACCGCGCCAAGATGGCTCTCAATGAGCTGGCGGCAACCGAAGCCGGAGATGTGCTCGAAAAGATGTGGATCACGGCCGGTGACGAAAAGGTCTGCCCGTACTGCGGCCAGCTGGATCAGCAGGTGGCGCCGGTGGGAGGCAAATTCGAAACGGCGCTGGGGGTATTTGCGACGCCGCCGGCACACGTAAATTGCCGCTGCTGGCTCATGTTCATACGTACAGATGGTTCTATACTTGGTTCTGAGTGACTGGAGAAAAAAATGTCAATCATTCGCAAAGCGTTCGAAGGAGAACTCATCGATTGCTCCCCGGGTCAGCGGGAAATCGTGGCCTGCATCAGCACTTCGGCCGTTGATCGCGATGGGGAAGTGGTGCTGGCCGAAGGGCTGCAAAAGAAGAACTATGCCGGCATGACGGTCTTTTTCGAGCATGATCCGTCGCGCCCAATTGGGACATCGCAATGGGTCAAACATTCCGCGGGTCGTGTGATCGCCAAGCATAGATTCTCCGACGCGACCGAATTCGCCCGCGACATGTTTGCCCTGGCCCAGGACGGGGTGATGAAAAACTACTCCGTTGGGTTCCAGGCGATTGATGCAGGTCCGCCTTCGGCGATCGAGCGCAAAAGCTTCGGGGAAGCGCGCACGATCTACCGGAAATGGGAACTACTGGAATACAGCCTCGTCGGTGTGCCGGCGAACCCGGAGGCGGTAAGTCTGGCGGTCTCGAAGGGACTCATCCATCCTGGAACCATCACGCAATTGGGGTGGGGACAAAAGGGCGTCCGCGGGATTGAGTTGCACGGCGCCGCCGAGGCGCACGCCCGCAGCCTCATCGCGCGCGGAAGATTGGATCGCAACTCGCCCTGGAGGATGGATGCGCGAGACGAGAACAGGATGCTCGGACCCGGAGGCGACGATTGGAAGGCATATTCGCTGTTTTTCCTCGGTGAAGATCATTCGGCTACGGCGAATACGAAGGCTCGCTGGAAATATCCGATCGGTAAAGAGGGGCGAGTCTATCTTTCGGGTCTGCGAGGAGCAATAAGCCGGGCCGGCCAGAACGGCGAACCGGAAATCGAAGCCGCGGCCCGCAAACTCCTCGCCGCGGCCAACGAAAAGAAAAGCTTCGGCGAGCTTACCCTGGGCATTGCGCGGAGAGTTGTGGCGCGATATGAATGAGTTCCAGAAGCGGTCTTTAGTCTGCCGGGCGACCGTAGAGGTGGAACCATCGCGGCGTGCGGCAAAGGATAACGCCGATCTGGCGTACCGATCCCGGTGAACCGGGACGGCTCGAATCGAGATAATTAACTGGAGTGTGATTGTGAAAATAGTTGATCCCCAAAGTATTATTGTGAAAAAAGTTGATCCCCACAAGAAAGAGGAGCCGAAGCTGCGGGTGGAACATCTGCATGGCGCCAAAAAAGGGCAGATCGAGGAATTGCCGGAGGATGAAGCCCGGATCCTGATCGAACATGAAATGGCGCGGGAAGCGAAAGACGAGGATGATGACGCCGATCCAGAGACAAAGAAAGCGGTCGATTTGCTCACGCAAGCCATCGAGACAAAAAACGCGCTCATGGAAAAAAGGGTAACGCAGGCCGTCCTGGATGCGGTAAACAAAGGGTATAAACCGACTGCGCATATTACCGTCGGGCCCGACGGCGCCCCGGAAGACCCAACCGCCGGCTTCCGTAATCTCGGAGAATTCGCCCAGGCGGTGCGCAAGCACTACGCCCATCGGCAGACCGATCCGCGTCTGAAAAAGATGGCTGCCGGCGGCATGATAACCAAGGCCGACGGGATGGATGAGAGCGTTTTGGCCGATGGCGGCGCTCTCGTGCCGACTGAATATGCCGACCAGCTATTCCGGGACGTGTTACAGGAATCGGTGCTTTTCCAGCGCTGCCGGCAATATCCGATCAACACCGGCAATTCGCTTTTCATCCCCGTGCGCTCGATCAATACGCTGGGCGTAACATCGGCCGCCGGAGGCTCACTGGGAACATGGCTCAACGCCGACGGCGCCGCGATAACCGCGGCCAAGCCGGTCTACAACCGTATCCAGATGACGCTCAACCGTTGGGGCACTCTGCTGCCGGTGACGGAAGAGTTGCTGCTCGACAACAACGTTGCGCTCGGCAACTGGATCACCGACGAAGGAACTCTGGCGATGGCTTGGGACCTCAATCAGGCATTCGTCAATGGAACCGGCGTCTCGCAACCAACAGGCATTCTCGCTAGCGGAGCGTTGATTTCCGCCCCGGCTGATGCCGGCCAGGCGAGCTACACGATCAGCTACTCGAACCTGGTGAACATGAAATCTCGTCTCTGGACCATCAAGCCCAACGATTTCAAAACGGTGGTCTGGATCGCCCATCCGGATTGCGAGGCGCAGTTCGAGCAGTTGAAGGATGCCGCGGGTCGAAATCTCTATTTCGCGACCGGAACGATCCAGCAGACGCCCGAACCGAAGCTGCTCGGCATCCCTGTCGTCTACAGCTATCACTGCCCGGCCCTCGGCGACGCCGGCGACGTGATCCTGGCGGACCTGAGCCAGTACATTGTCAGCGTCAAGGCCGGGGAAGGTCCACGCCAGGCGATGTCGATGCACCTGTACTTTGACTCGGCGGAAGTCGCTTACCGGATCATCTACCGCATCGACGGCAAGACGGCGCGCAGCGCGCCACTGAATGTGCCCTCATCGGGCAACACGCGCAGCGGATTCGTCTGTGTGGCGGCACGCGGCGGCGGACCGGCGAGCTGATCGGCGAGCTAACAGTAGCGTGAAAGGATTTCGGGTGCTGGATCGACTGGCACATGAGTCCGGAGACTTGTCAGCCATCTTCGCGCTCGGCGGCACGCTGGTTGGCACGATCGGTTCGGTTGCGGGAATCGCGGCCAACATTCGCGGGCGCATACACAAACGTGAAAGGCTTCGCGCCGAGAACCGCGCCGCGATCTGGCGCGAAAGATATGAGGCCGCAAGCGCGGAAGCGCGGGCCTGGCGAGAAACCGCCGAATCCCGCGCCTTCGAGCCGCTGCCCGAATGAAAGGAGCTTGCATTGAGGTTTTCAGTCCTGATTCTGGGGACGGTTTTGCTTGTGGCCGGCTGCGCCACCACGGCGCAAAAACAGGCGGCGACAAGGCTGTCCAGTCCGGTGATCGCAGCCGCGCGGCGTGTGCAAAGCAGCGCCGCTTCTGCCGACTCGCAGGCCGCCAGGCTCGCGCAGGCACTGCACTCGCCGGCGGCGCGAACACAGCCGGGGAAAGTCTACATTCCACTCGCGGACAGTGTTCACCGGGACACGAGCAACACGCTCGCTCTGGCGCGTAATTCGGTACGCCTGGACGGCCAATTGCCGGCTAAGATCATCAAGACGGAAGAGGCCAACGTTGCGGCGGGTCAATCCCAGGTGAAAAATGGCATCTTCTACCGGACTGGACGGACCGTGTGGCTGTGGATCGCGGCCATTTTTCTTCTGGCGATTCTTGTTGCTGCTTGTGAGATTTGGGGCAGTCGCATTCCTGCCACCGGAGTAGTCCTGCTGTGGCTCGGGCGCAGCATGCGCGCCGTCGCGTGGCTCGCCGGATTGCTCTTCGGCTGGATCGACGGAATTTTTCTTTACGTTTGGAAATTGATCCAGGGCGCTTTTGTGCGTACTGGAACACACTCGTAAACCTCCTTTTGAGCCCGGAGCGGTAAATGCGATGCCGCTCCGGGCAGTTTTACCGGCGGCAGTGTATGGAAAATAACGGAAAGTGGCTGAAGACGCTGCTGGTGGCACTTCCGGTGGTGGTCGGGACCGGTGGCTTTATCGGGGGAGCCGTGTGGTCAGCGGCATCGACCGAAACGCGCGTGGAATTCACACAGCAGAACCATGAGCAGAGGATTCAGAGGATAGAGCATCTGGAAGGCGAGATTGCGGCGAAGTTATCAGCGATCCAGCTTTCGCTGCGTGGTGTCAAGGATGCAATCGGAACTCTATCGCAGCGGCTCCAAAAGCGAGGCGAATAATGGGAGCTCTCACCTACCAGCAGCATCTGGGGAATCCGCCGCTGATGACGGATGTGCTGGCGTTGCGCAAGTGGGGACAGAATCGGCGCGACTACATCTACAACTACTGCAATCAGCCACGCGGGGCATCGTACTATGTGAGCAATTCCACTGGAAGTGACACTAACGCTGGTACGATTGCCGCGCCGTGGAAAACGATTGCCAAGCTTCAATCATTCATCAATGCCAATCCGAGCGGCAATTACGCGATCTATTTGGCGCGCGGAGATGAATGGAATGAAGCGCCTTCGGCCAACCAAAATGAATTCATATTATGGGTGAATGCGGCCCGCGTAACGATTGCGGATTATACGATTCCTGGCGGAACGAATCCGCCGCGTAAGCCGCTGATCTCCCAGTTCAGCCTCAAATACAACAGCGGGACGAATAATGGCTGGACGCTGGTATCGGGTAATCTCTGGAAACGTGCGGAATCAAATATCATTGGTTATCTGCGGTTCCAAGGTTATGGCGTACCGCCCTCCACATTGCCTTTCTGGAATCAATGGCTGGAAGCGAATCTGTACCCGCTGGGAGTGGGGACGAGTTCATCCGACATCGAATCGAACGCGGGTAAATTCTGGTATGACATGTCCGGCTCTGATTCCAATTCGACGCCTCCCACTCCAACCACCGCGGCCACTATTACGGCCACGAGCAACGCTTCCGGCAATATTACGGGTTTCACGATCACGTCCGGTGGTACTGGTTACACAGGCAGCGGATTGACGGTCTATGCCACCGGCGGCACGACGCCGGGTTGGGGTTATGCGACCATAACATCCGGCGTCATTACCGCGATCAGTCTTCAGGCGGGAGGAACGGGATATGCCGCGAGTTCCACAACGCTACCGACAGCAGTGGGACAAACGACACTTTACATGAACTTCGGGGCCGCGACCGCTCCGCCGGCGATGGAGGCATTGACGGTTTCGTCGCCAGCGTGGAGTAGTCTGTATGTGAGCACTTACTTTGCCGGCACAAGCAATACATCCGTGGATGGTTGTCTGCTCAAGAATATCCGCGTGGATGGTTATGCGGGAATCGGCGTAAACGGACTGCAAAGTCCAAACTACAATATCCAACCGTATGTGTCGATGGGCGATTGCTTCACGATGGATGGATGCGAAGGATATTATGGCGGCACACACAATCTTCAATTACAAAGCGAATCGAACGGTATCATGTTGGCAATCAACTGCCGTGCCGGGTTGACTATGAACGGTGGGCCCGGATCAGCCAGCAATTTTGTGGCGTTCTCTGCCACTGCCCCCGGAGAGCAGGAAAGTTATTTCTTCAACTCGATCTGCTATGCCGGTATGGTGCAGACGGGAGCCGGGGCTTTAACCCAGAACGCGACGACCTACGTAACTGATGCTCTATATTCCCACAACGGCGCCAGTGTAAATAACTCATTGATATGGATAGATACGTGGCGCAACAGCTTCATCACGTACTTGCCCACGGCTTTACTTGATGTTGCTGATTACCCGAACGCGGCTGGCGTCCTTGC